CACCACCATAGCCACCCATTGCAACTGCGGCATCAGATATAGATTGTTGTTGTGCTGCTCTTTGTCTATCAAATTCTGCTAATGTTGTATCAATAACTTGTTGTTGGTATGGAGACATATAAGAAGCGATTGATCCTGCTCCTGTTCCTGCTCCTGTTCCAGTCAAACCTGCAGCTCCTGTTATGTATGGAGAAACTCCACCCATTGCAGTTTGTGCTCCTGTTAAATCTGTTCCTGCTGTTCCTAAAGTTGTTCCAGCTCCTGCTAATCCTGTTCCTGCTGCTGTAATATATGGTGATACTCCACCTAATGTTGTTTGTGCTTGTCCAGCTGCTGCTCTTGCTGGATCAGCGTATTGAGTTCCAATAGCACCTAAACCTGTTTGTGCTGCTCCTAATTGTGTTCCAGCAGCAGCTAATCCTGTATCTGCTCTAGTTACATATGGAGCGTAAGAACCTAATCCTGCTGTTGTTCTAGTTGTTGCTTGTTGTTGCAGCGCTGTTTGCGGCGCAACTTTTGGAGCCATCTTCTGTAGTTGAGGATCTGTAATAGGCGTTGTCGCCTGTGTACCCATAGCCTTAGCATATTGTTCTGCTAAAGATTCTATTTGTGGGTTAAATAAATTTCGTTGTTCTGCTACAGCCATTATAATACTCCTTCTAATCTCTGTGCGGTTGCAAACATATCTCTTGCTCCTTCTAATCCTTGAGATTCTTCAGATACTTTACCACCTTTTTCTAAATTTTCCATTAAATTTTCCATAACTTCTGCGCCTTTATCGATGTCTCCACCACCAGCATTTCTTACAGCATCTGCTGTAAATACAAATTCGTTTTTACTTAATCTAGCTGGTACATCATCAGCTCTTTCTTGTCCACCTATTGGTACAAAACCACCTTCATTTCTATAATCTTTTTCCATGCCACCTAAATCCATGAGCCCTCCTTCTTGGGCCATCATTTTTGGTTTATATAATTGTGTTAACGCAGCTGATCTATGATCTTCCTCATCGTTATTTCCACCTTCAGCATACCCAATTCTTCCACCATCTTTTCTTTGTAATTCATAAACTTTAAGTATTTCTTCATCTGGCATATCATCTAACCAATCATAACCTTTTCTCATAAGCCATTCTTTAGCTTTTTGAGCAAAAGTTTTTCCATCAGCATACCCAATTCTTCCACCATCAGCAAATGCACCTTCAAATCTTGGAATCCAATAAGCATCAGCTGCCTGCTTCTCAGCTAACCATTTTTTATATTGTTCTTCTTCATCATCATCTTGAGTCATACCTGTGTACAAACCACCAAGTGCTGAAGCACCTGCTATCCAATTAAAAGGATTTTTTTTAATAGATGTTCCAAGTTTACTTAAAAAATTTCCAGTCCATCCAGTGTTTTCCATTCCAGGTATAAATTTACCCATCAGTTGTGGTGCAAACATAGATAAAGCTGCTAAACCTACTGGGCTTTTTGCAACTTTACTAACTGACTTAAATGCTTTTTTAACTGGTTTTGTAATTGACTTAACAAGTTTTCCTAAAAAATATCCTTGTCTTAAATCTGCTATTCCACCACCAGCGTATCCTATTCTTCCACCATCTGCTACGAATTGATGTTGTAATATATTAGGTGAGGGTCTTGTCCAACCTAATGTTCCAGTAGTTGGTATACTAGTACCATAAATTCTATCTAAATCAGCTTGTGAAAAACTAGCAACTTGAAAAGGATCAGCTGAAGCTGTTTGAGTTGTAGTTGCTGGTGTTGTTGCTGGTGTTGTAGTTGCTGCAGCTGTTGTAGCTGGTAGTCCTCCAGCTTGTTGTGCCGCTAACCATGCTTCGTAACTAGGATAACCTTGTCGTTGCCATTCAGGTGTTGGCTCACCTCCGCCATAATCACCATGACCTGAATCTCTTTTTAGTTGTTCCCATCTAGCATCTGTCATAAGCAATCCAGTTTTAGGATCTATAATATTATCTGGTTTTTTAAGACTAGATAAATTTCCAAGATCGCCTTTAGATAGTAAAGTAAAATTAGGTGCTCCATATTTAGAGCCACCTCCTGATGCTAAAAATTCTGCATACGTCATTCCTGGAGACATGCCAGACTCCGCTATCGGACGTTCCATTCCTACTAATCTTTTATATAAATCATAATCTTCAATATCTTCTTCATCAAACCAATCTAAATTATAATCTGGACCATAATACTTTTCTAAATAATCTTTGTATCTTTTCCTTTGTCGTAGTAAATTTGTTTTAGCACCAGGTATCCCTTGTGCCCAAGCATACCAAGCTTGTGGTCCTACTAATGCATTTGCTTTTTGTAAAATAGTTTTCTTTTCAGGTTCTTTTGACTTTAAAAATGCTTTTGCATCTTTTGCTGCTTGCTTTTCTTGTTCTTTTGTTTGTATTGAAGTTGGTTCACCCTTGTCTATTTTTTCTTGTATAAATTTAGAAGGTTTTGCACTTTTTGCTTTTTTTTGTGCTTCTTTACTTTTTTGACTTTTACTATCATAACCACCAGATCTTTCTCCAGTGCTACTTGTATAAACTCCCTGTGCATCAAAAGAATCATAGTTAGGAATACCTTGTGGCCCTATGTGTGGAGTATCTGGTTTCAAAGCTTGTAAAATTCCAGCTTCATCGTTTGTAATATATGCTAAATGTGTATTTGGAGAATGTTCTCTTGCTCTAAATTCTGTTGGCACAGAAACCATTTCAGATGGTTCGTAATTTACAGCACCAGCTTGAACAGAAGAACCATTTTTGTACCCCGCTCTCCTACCAGTAGCCATACCAGCTACAGCTTGTTGTCTAAATTCTTCTAAGGACATTGGTTCTAATCCTTGTTCTTCCATTTCAAAAACGTATTGTTGATATTCTTTCTCTAATATATCATCAGCAGCAGAAGCCATTTGTATGCCTCCTCTTTGTTGCATCTGTGCTTGTTGTTCTTCTCGTTGAACTGCTTGTTCTACTTGAGCAATTCCTTCAGGACCATACTTGCTATAAAAGTATCTTCTTAAAGCATCTATGCTTCTTGGACTTTCACCATTATGGTCTGCTTCATATTCACTTATTAATTCTCTTAAAGGTTTTAATTCAAATCTAGGTGTATCATCAAAAGCCATCATTTGCTTTTGTTCTGGGGATTTAGGCCCTTCATTACCTGAATAGGTAATGTCGTGTGCACCTACATCTATTGAATTTATTCCTGCGTTATAATCTATAGCCATAATTTTTATGTGTTAATTTTAAAAGGCAGGAATTTCACCTGGGTTTATAATAATACTTGTTTTTCACAAGTAAATCAAGCCTATGATGTAACTGTTCTAGGCTTAATTTCGAGCGCAGACAATA